GCAGAGTACACCAAAAATGCTGGAGTGAGCGGCGCCTGCCGGATACAATATCGACGTCACCGTGTTTGCGACCGCTTGCTCGACGTCTGCAATGTCTGCCATCTTAAGTCGTCGCCAGTTTCGCGTTCATGCGCCAACCCAGATCAGTTAGCTCCGACGTCGTGATCACCGCGGTTCGATTCAAATCGTCGGTAATGAGATCGCCCGGAGCCAGGATCAGCTTGCCAATCGCAGGTAGTAGGATGTTCCAGTACGGAATGCCTTGGTCGGTCGGCAGATCGGTGGTCGAGGCGCTCGATCGATTTTCGCCGAGTACACTCGCCGGCCATCCCGCCATCAATATCGCCGAACTACCCGAAGTATAGCCACCATATGCATTGTTGGCGATGCTCGTTTGCACGTTTGGCCGAACGATGGAAATGTTCCGATTGGTTTTTACACACAATACAGGCAAAAGAGGCGCCTGTGACGCCACAAAAAACGTCGCACTCGCCTGGACCAGATAATCGCTCGGCCGCGTGTAGCTGGCATCAAAAATCCCGTGCCAGAGGGCCTCGCCATAAACGTTGGTCCGTCGGTCATTGCCGCTCAACGATACGAATGTTGCGGGTAGCCTCAGAAACCGGTTCTGGCTATCCAGCGGTTTGAATGGCCCATTGGGACGGAACGCATCCGTAGTCTGCCCTATGTGGCGGGCAGACAACCCTGAACCCAGATACAAGCGATCCTGCAGCTTTCGGCTGTCCATCGTTCACACGATCAAAGATGCCGTGCCACTCGAGAGGGCAGGGCCTGTGGTGACGCCAAGGAAGCCGCAAAGCCGCCGCCTCCAGTCATCGAATAGGCGCATCCTGTCGGTCACTTCACTCTTGTTTCTCGTCCACATGGAAGCTTGATCCGTGTCGAGATTGTCGGTTGCTCCGGGAACAGCGGCTTCCAAGGCGGTCAGCGTGCCAAGATAGCGCCGAACGATGACGAGCTCTGAAACCGAGAGATTCGTCAGACGAAACTCAAGCAGGCCATAGACTTGAAAGTAGCGCCACGCCTGCATCCCGCTGGGAGCCGCCCCGTAGGCTGGATACCCGCAGAAGCGGCGGATATCCACCTTTTCGGCGTCTTGCAAAGGGTTCAAATGAATGATCCATCGCCACGGCTGAACAAGACGCTGCCCGATCCACTTGGTGAAACTGCGGCGGCGTAGGAAATCAGGCTGTTAATCGACAGGATAAGTCGGCTATTTGCCAGTATTGGCATGTCCGCGGTAGAAGCCGTAACGGTCGAGTCCGAACCAAATCTTATATATGCGACGGCACTCATGGTGTTTGTGACGACAACAGAGTCACCGCCACCAGACAGAGCAGCATTCGCTGAAGTGCTTCCTACCGATACGCTTATCGTACCAGTAGGACGAAAGGGACTTACGGAGCCTAGCGGCATGACGATGTGAACCTTATGTCGTTCTCAACCGATATGTTCCACGATGACTGCGCGCTTGAACGTAGCGTTCGTCGCCGTCGGAACGGTCGTCGGGTTCGTTGTCGTGTCGGATGGCGCACAGAAGCCACCGATCCAATACCAGGATTGAGCAATGATCTGCTGCAGCCGGTCAATTGCCTCGCGTGTCACCATGGCAATCCCATCGACCATCGTAACGATTGAGTCACTCGGCGCCACGTCGGGTGCCGCCATACCAGCGAAGTCGCCCTCGATCAGGGCCCCTTGGCCACAGATCATCGGCCGGCGGATCATCAGCCCGGACAACGTAGGATGCGCCTGGACGAATGCCTCGTTGGTCGGAACGAAGCGAAGACCCAGGAAATCGTTCGTCATACCCTTCTTGAACACTTGGTTAGCTGACGTCGCGCCCTGAAAAAGCTGCTTGAAGTCCGGATCGGCAAACAGCTGGCGCGAAGAAACCGGATCGAGATAACAGTTGTAGGCACCGTCGATTTCGGGTACCGCGTTCAACCGTAGTTTGGCGACAGCATCTAGCAGGTTAGACATCGTCAACGTATCAGACGCAGTGATCAGGGAGGTGTTTCCGCGCTGCGATGGGCGCACGATTGTTGCACCGCTAGCCGCGGCAACCGTGTTTCCTGCCGTTCCATCCGAAGCCGACACGTTGCCGGACAGCATGAGCGCGCCGGATACTCCGTTCGGTGCGGTCGAGACGTTCGTGGCATCGATAGCAACGCCGACAAGGGTATAAATATTGGATCCGATCGTCACGGTCATCGGCGCACTGCTACTGGCAGCCTGCTGAATTCCATTGACAAAAACCGTCTGGAAGCCGCGCACGTCATCGACATAAACAGTCGGACCAGCGCTCGTGAGCGTGGTGCGGACCCGCGTGTTGCCGCCCAGATACGCAGCGAACAATGCATTTCGGCTCAATTCGTCGAGGCTGCGCGCAGCCTGCTCGCCATTCACGTAAGCATTCTGCAGAAACTGAGATGCTATGCCGACCCGCTCGGTAACGACGTTGAGGTCGGTCGTCGCGGCATAAAGATTGATGCTAATCGTGTACTGTTCGACGCCCCAGCTGGTAGGGGTCAGACCATTGTCAAAGTTGGTATTCGTTGCCGGCGCCAGCGGCGTCGTTACAGACGGCTTCAGACCAGCCCGCGTCTTGGTCAGCGTCTCACCAATCCCAACCGCAACCGTGACCTGATCGGCACAAGCCCGGTAGCCGAGCCGCGACCGTAACGCTTGCTGGAACTCGCGCTCCAGAAAGCCCTGCTGGATGATCGGCTGAAGTGAAACCGGGAAATTTTGAATTGCCATCAATCTTCCTATCTAAGACCAGCGACCGTCGTCCGGGTGACAACGATCAGAATTGGTATTTGGTAACTGCCGCTCGCGCAGCGGCGTACTCTTCGTCAGTCATTTCTAGGGCCGTCTTTTGCCGAACCGGCTGCGATGCCGGCGCGATGGCGGCACTGGATGACGACGCCGCGCCAAATAGCCAGGGTTTGTTCCGCCTGAGATCGTCCATCAGCTTTCGGGCGCCAACCACTCGATCGTCATCGCCCAAACGAACGGCAGATAGGTCAATCAGTTTCAAGCCATCCAGATCGACCATTCCGGCCCGGACAGCCTCCGTCCGCAGGTTTGCTACAACAAGACGGGATTGATACTCGCTATGTAATTTCGTAACGTCATCGGTCGGCCCGTCACGTTGCTCGTTCAGATCACCTTGCGGGATAAAAGGGGGTTGCACTTCAGCTGAATCATTACTCATTGCAATCTCACGGAACGTCATCAAGGGTTGTAGAAACCAATCCGCCTTCGACATACTCTAGGTCGTAACAAGACGCTATCGCCTTCAAGGCGGTCTCGCGGCTGATGCAGCCGGCCGCTACAAGAGATGTTAGCGACTGGACGTCCTTTTGGCGTTCATCCGCCGTAGTTGGATACCACCTCGGCCATTTGAGGCTCAGCGGTGCACCCGGATCCAGAGGTTCGACCGGCGCGCCGAAGACCACAATTGAATACTTCTGTGACGCCCGCACAATAAGTCGAGCGAGTTGCAATAGGCCTGCTTCGCCGTAGCTCGTTCGCAGGTTGTCGGCCAACCAGATCAGGCCCTGGTTTAGAAGCTCCAGTGCTCGGCCGGATTGCGCAGCGGTGATGCGCTCCGGACTGGCCCGATTACCGTGGATGCTTTCCAAAGCTAGCTCGCGCAAGGTGCGAACATATTCAATGACTGCAGCCGACGCCGTACCACCAATCTCCAGCAGGCGAGCATCGCCCTTCTCCGAAACGACCAGCGCGTTGCCTGCTCCCCTGATCAAATCGCCATCCGAAAGGCTGGGATCCTTCAATAACAGGGTGGGATCACTGCTGTACTTCAGCCCACGGCCGACCTGACTGAGCTGGTAGTCGATCTCGACCTGTGTATGCATTGCAGCAGTGAAACTGCACGCGCCGTCGTTGCTATCGCCGGTTGCTGACAAGCCTGGTAAGTTTTTGATCCACACAATCGGCACCGCGCCTAGCTTGTGAGACACTGACCGGTCGTTATCTATGACCGCTGAAACCGTTTTTCCGACCGCTGCCGGCTCGAACCAGGTCTCGCTTTCACTGTCCCAGCTTCGGGTGAACCAATACTGTCCGTCCGGATCATCGATCAAGTATCCGTTCCGCTTAAGGTCCGCCCCCGAAACTTTATATCGCTCGTCAACTCGAGCCAGTGTGTCGGGCGCGGATGGGTCCCAAATTGGTGTAAGATACATGGTGTCCAGGACGTCAACGAAGATCCGCCCCTTCAGAACGCGCAGAAGAAGAGCAACGGATCCCGTTGCGCCTCTCATAGCCGCCTGAGTCATGGTCAGATTTAGCCGTGTTTCCTTGACGATATTGGCGAAAGCCGTGCGGACAGCCGGATCGGTGCTATCGATGGTCGGAAAGTGGCCTTCACTGAACAACAGCGAAACACTGTCTTCCACCACAATGCGGCACAAGGGATATCTGACGCTCGGGCGTCGCTGGCGTAGTGGGATGTAATCCCCCGCCTCACTTCTTTCCTGATGAAAATGGAACGGCAACATATCATACAGCGTCCCATCGAGAACACGGTTCAAGACCGTCAACTTGCCAACACGATGAGGATAATCACTGTCGCGTGGGACCAGATCGCATAGCGTATCAAACATGAGGTTCCAAACTAAAAGCTTCAGCGGCTAAGTATCGACACCGAAGTTGAATTCGGCAGTCGAGGGCGCGCCGTCAACGTGGTGAACGCACGCACCAAAGCGTCAACTTGATCATCTTTCCTGCCCCAGGGAAAATCTTGCATCTCCTCGATCAGCGTCCGGCCCCAGTCAGCGCGAATGATAGAGACGTTGCCGGCCTCCACCTGCGACGCAAGCGGCATCGCCCGGGTGGCCTTTGAGCCGGTTTCGCGTGAAGAGACCACATGAAAGCCGGCGAGTTGTCTCGTCAGATACGACATCTGGCTTTTCCCAGCCTGACCCGGATCCTCCGGAATTGCCACGATGACTTTCGTGCCGTCCTTCTGAGCCGTACGCACGATTAGTTCTTCGATCTGATTTGGACTTCCGCGCGTTCGAGCGACATCCAGGATAAGATACCGGCCATTCCTGTCCCTCGACAACTTGACCCCTACCGTCCAGTCGGGATCGTTCCGCCCGGTAGTTTCGGTGGCTGCGAGATCCCATGCCCGGACGATTGCCTCAGCGTCACGCTCCGGTTGTACGATTGCGATGCGGTCGGTCGAAAACAGCCTGCCGCCCGATGGCAATGGGGTTTGTTGGAACAGGGCCGACCAGGCTCGCTCGCCAATGAGCTGACGTTTTCGCGTCAGTGCCTTATGATCCTCCCACTCAGGCCATAAAGGGCTACCGATCGATCGACCCAGTGGGTCGCCGGCCTCGGCGAGCGCGGGAAGACGCACAACACGCCATTCCGCACCT